GGTTGATCTTTCCGGTTGTGCCTTGACATCGGTGGATGCAATTTTCAATGCCCTTAATCCGTCCGCTGCTGGCTACAAGTATGTGTATGTGAATGGCGGAACCAATGCCGCACCAACGGCGGCATCGTTGACTGCGCGAAACGCATTGACCGCTGCCGGATGGACGTTGAGAATTAACTAGGAGTTGCACTATGACATTTGACCCAGCAGCATCTGCTCAAAACGTAATGGACAACTTTAGTTACTCATGCCAGTCGGGGGCCGACGAGGCACTTATTGACATGAACTTAGATCACTTGGCCCTTACGCCGACGATGAGTGCCAACATGACGAATGAGGTTGTCGACAACACTGTTTTGGCCAGAATGTTGGCAGGCGGAGATACCTCCACATTTGCACCGGGAACGATGAGTCTAAAGGATATTTTGACTGACACAAGCGAATTGCAAACACTATTTAAGTCCGGAGGTACAGCAGACGCAGCCACAATGGCTAGTAATGTAACTACGTTGGTAAGTGCAGCCACGTGGCAGCGACACGCAAGAGTTGCAAATGATTGTGTTGGCACGGTCTGGTATGTTGCGGTGTCTGCGAATGGCGGGGATGATGCCAACGACGGACTGACACCGTGGACGCCGAAGCTAACGCCAAAGACGGTTATTGAGGCAGCAACAGCGGGCGATCTTGTGCTGATTGGCCCTGGAACATTTGCACTTGGAAACAACGGAATAGTTGAGCCGGACGGTGTTGTGGTGTGTGGTTCTGGTATGGACGTAACGGTTTTGACTTCAACGAAAAACACGACGGCTGCAATCTTCAAACCGGGTACAAACGGAGGGTTGTCCGATCTAACTATTCATGGCATCAATACGGACTGGACCTATCAGCGGCCACTTGGACTTGCCACCGGTCAGAGCCCGTACACCAATGCAGTCGGCAAGCGATTGCACATTATCGCATACAGTGATGGTTATTATGCGACTGGCGATTCAGCCACTTCGATGTATCTGGAAGATTGCTGGATTGAAGCAAAGTACGATTGCATAAATTGCTATAGTGCGAACCAGGCCTTGACGATTCGCAACTCGATTCTAACAGCAATTGGCCCGTTTGGTTCCAGTCCAGATCTGAACTACGCCCGTGCGATTGTGGCGGACAACGGCGGCATCGTTCGTGCATACAACTGCCAATTGCGTGCCCAAGACGGAGGCAATATTGCTGGTGTGGCAGTGGCATACTGTGGTTTGTCAAGCAGCAAAATTGAGATGTACAACTGCGATCTGATAGGTTCAAACGTGACGCAATCGGGTCCAGTGTATTCCCTCAGAACCACAAGTTCCGCTGGTTCATTGCTGTTGGTGTCTGGTTGCGAGTATGACAGAACAGCGACTACGGGGACGGGAATAACAGACATCCCATCCCATTCTGTTGATTCCAACGGCCTGACAATTCAAGCCGCTGCCAATGCCGCCCTCGCAGCCTACAACACGACTGGCGTTGCCAAGGAGGCAAGCGTGGGGGCAATTGCAACTATACTTGCAGGCATCACGTCGTTGGCCAAGTGGCTTGGTCTACTCGCTGGAAAGACTGCCGACACCGCAACACTTGCAGAGGTCAACGCAACTACAGCAGGAGCGACATTTAGCAATACTACGGATAGTCTTGAAGCCATTCGAGATAGAGGCGATGCAAGTTGGATAACAGGAAATACCACATCTCCGTTGGATGCTCAAAGTACACGCGATGCCATGAAGTTGGCCCCAACAACAGGCGATCCAGCCACGGGGAGTGTAGATAAGCACCTGGATGACATAATCACTCAAACAACAGCTTCGGCTATCCGTGGCGATTTGGGCATGGCTTCAGCCAATCTCGATGCGCAATTGCTGCCATTGGCTTCTATATCGTTAGGTACAGGAGCACGAACTGTCACAATCACTGTAACAGATGGCACTGATGCACTAGAAAGTGCTCGTGTGCGTGTAACTAGCGGATTAACCAGTCAGGTTGGTGATACTAATGCGTCTGGTGTCATTGTATTTGGAATAGATGATGCGACATGGTCTGTGACAATTACAAAGTCTGACTATTCATTCACTCCGACTACGTTGGTAGTTGCTGCTGACACTTCCCACACTTATGCCATGACAGCAGTAACTATTCATGCCAGTGATCCAACCTTTGTGACTGGGTATCTCTACTGTTATGATGAAAATGGGGAAGTGGAGGAAAGTGTTACAGTACAAATGAAGATTGTTTCCCTATCAGGAAGTGGTAGTGGTTATGATACAGCAACCAGATCTGAAACAAGTGACGCAACAGGGTTAGTTACATTTACAAATCTTGTACCAGGTGCTCTGTATTCTATTCGCAGAGGTACAGAAACGGATTGGGTGGATATTACAATCTCAGCAGCAGCAACGGATCCATACGAAATGGATAACCTGTTTGGAGAAGATAGTTGAAGGTAGAAAACCTAGAACGATTGAAAGAAAAACTAAGGCAAAAGATAGCTGAGAAGTTGGTATCGCCAAATGCAACAGTAGGAGAAAGTGTGGTTGTTGGCTACACAGCAGCCTACGCAGTATATGTTCATGAAAACTTAGAAGTAAAGCATGGATCAGATTACAATGCTTGGCATGGTGAAGAAATTTCAGCTGGAAAGACAAAGAGTGGTAAAACAAAGAAGGGTTGGAAAGGTAAGACCAGTCGTGGTCCCAATCAACAGGCAAAGTTTTTAGAGCAGCCTGCAAGACAGTTAAACAATAGTGGTGAACTAGCCAATGACATAAACCAAGCAGTAGCTGCTGGTGCAAAACTACAAGATGCTCTTCTCGTAGGAGCAGTGCGGATACAACGTGAGAGTCAATTGATAGTTCCAGTTGACACAGGAAATCTTCGGGGATCTGCTTTTACAACCAAAGAATAATGAGCGGAATACTTACCCATTCACCTGCTGAAGTATTGAGATACCTGCTGATTCAGCTGGGTCATGGAGTACTGCCACCTGCGTCTAGTGGTTGGCCCATTTCCGTCAGCAGTGAACAAGACTTACCCGACCAGGTAGTCACAATCTATGACACAGCAGGAAGGTATGATGGCCGTAGTATGCAGACTGGACAGAAGTGGGAATTTTACGGTGTACAAATAAGAGTGCGTGGAATGAATCACCCAGATGGTCAGTTGAAAGCAAGACAAATTGCAGTAGCACTGGATGAGTCTATAAGAAACAATGTTGTTACAATTAGTACAACACAGTATGGTGTTTATTCCGCATCAAGGACGAGTGGACCAATGAGTATTGGGAAGGAACCCAACACAAATCGTGTATTGTTCACTATCAACGCCGTGGTAGCCCTGCGGCAGATTACTACTTGAAGGAGAAATTGAAATGGCTGACTTGGTAAAAGCGATGAAAGATGGTTTCAAGACAACGATTGACTTCACAGGGGCCGGTACAGTATTTGAAGAAATCAGCGTGCAACCACCAGGATTAGACGTTGGCACTCCTATTGATACCACAACGATGCGTCGTACAAAGTATCGTGGCAAAGCACCCCGCAAATTGTTGGACGCCCCTGATGGTGATCTAACAGTTGCTTATGACCCCACAGCATATACTACGTTTGCAACTCTGTTGGGCAACAACCAATTGATCACTGTCACTTGGCCTGATGGTGGTACTCGTGCATTTTGGGGATATGCTGGCTCTTTTATTCCCGATGCCCTTGAAGAGGGAAAACGTCCGACGGCAAAAATCAGAATTGTTGAGACTGATACCAATGCTAGCGGTGTGGAGACAGATCCGGTTGAAACCCCTGCCACTGGTACTGGTTGGTAGGCTAAGAATACTCCCTAGAACCCCTCTAGCATCCGTTTCTAGGGGTTCTAGGGTTTAGGGGTCAGTAATCCCTACCCCAAAATGCTCCCTTGCTCTTAAACGAAGCGAGAAGGGCTAAGAAACGGTGCACTTACGTTAGTTTAGGTAGTTTACATTAGGAGCGAAACAATGAATGAAGAATTGATTTTTGAAAGTCTTGACTGCATTGAATTGCCAGTTGTTGTAGGCAATCAAAAGTATATTCTACGAGAAGCCAATGGTGACACAGCAGTCAAGTTTCAAAATGCTCGTTTAGCCAAGCATGAGTACAACGAAGAGGGTCGTCTTGTTCGCTTGAAAGACACTGCTGACTTGGAACCCTTTCTCGTGAGCATGTGTCTATTCAAAGAAGATGACAACACACCCGTAAGCGAAGATACTCTTCGCAATTGGCCTTCTCACATCTCATCAAAGTTGTTTGATACTGTAAAGAAGATCAGCCACATTGATGAAACGGAAGATCTTGAATCATTAGAGAAACAACTCATTCAACTTCAAAAACGAATTGAGCAGTTGCGGAAGAAGGAGACCCCCTTAAAA